CGGATGGCATCGATCGGCCCGTGGCAAAGGGCCATATGCATTCCGAGCGAATACCGAAAACCGACCGTCTGCGCCTTGCTACGCCCGCCCATTGCTGACCTCCATCGTCGCGGCCCGCGTTTCCGCGACCTGGATGACCGGTATTACCAGCGCGTCATCGGTCGCGCGCAAGCGATCAGCCTCGATGCCGTTGGCAAGGAAGTCCTGCCACGCAAACCCATGGCGGCGGAACCATGGCCGCACACCCGCGAGGCAATAGCGCGCTGTGCGCAGGTCCTGGATCGTCACGCGCAACGGCGCGGGCCTGCTTTGGTGCGGATCCATCACTTCTTACCACCTTTCTTCTTGATGGGGTCGACCCGCAGGTCCCCAGCCCAGACCACATTGGGCCCGGTGATCAGCACGGTGCCGAAGATGACCGGGATTGGGCGGCCTTCCTCGGCCGTGGGCAGGCTGAAATCATCGAGCCCCGCAGCAAGAGGCTTTTCGACCTTCGGGCGCGGGCTCAGCGCATAGGAAATTGCCGAGAGCACCAGCCCGAGAACGAGCTGTGCGATGAAGTTCCAGACCATGGGGACATGCCGTTTGTGGGTTGGCGCCGCGTGGGCGCGTCAGACGATGGAGCCGCCGCCGAAGGGGTTGCGGCCGGGGATTTCAGGAAAGCCCCCGAAATTGAGGAGATTGCCGAACTTCGCCGCACAGGTAGTGGCGCGCAGATCGCAACCTGGGGCGATGTCGGCGAGGACTGGAAGCGGGTCGCCCGTATCCGGGTCGAATTCCGGCATGGTGAGCGCTGCGGCCAGTTCTGGCATCGGGCGCGAGAGCGTTATGGCGGCGGCTGTATGGCCCGTGATGAAGCCCAGTTGCGCCCCGAACCGCAGCACCCCACCGCGATACCAGCCGTTCGGTTCACTGGCCGCCTCGGGGATCGTCACCATGGATCCACCATTTGCGGTGGCTGTTACTGTACCTGTCAGCCAAGAAAGCGCGATGTCGAGCCCGCAGCCCCGGCCGTAAAGCGCATGGCGGCACAGGCGCTGGTACTTGGCCCGCACGCCTGCGCGGCGCAGCGTGCTGAACACGGATTCGCAATTCAGGATGATCCGCTGACCCTCGACCTCGGCCCCCACCACGCGCCCCTTCCAATGCGCGACCGTCTCGCCCAGCACCTGCTCATGACCGCGAAAGATCGTCAGCGTCACGGCTGCGTTCCCCATCGGTGCCAGAAACCGCCGCGCAAAGGGATGCGAGAGCGGCCAGGTCAGTTCCAGCCGCCCGCGCTCGATCTCGCTGGTCTGCACCACATCGCCATGCGCCACGGCGGCAGGGTCCCATGTGATCGTATCCCCGCCGCTGCTGGCGCTGATCCAGTCCTCGGCCCGGCTGGTGAAACGCCAGACCTGATCGCCCTCGACGAACTGATAGAGGAAGTAAGGGCGGCCCTCGGCGGTGGAGACCTCGATGATGTCATAGGTCATTGTGGAACCTCGATAACCGGCAGGGTCAGTTCGCTTGCGACTGCCCCGTGCTGGATCTCCACCCGGTCGGCGTCGGCGCGCACTGCGTTCAGAAAATACACCTTCGCGCCGATTGGCACTGGTTCGCCAAGGTTTGAGGAAATTGTCAGCCGATGGTCCAGTCCGTCTGCAATGGCGGCGGTGATAGAGCGAAACCGTAGCGCACCAGTCATCTCGAACATGATACGGCGGCCGACATAGGATGTGAGCGGTGCGATCGGCGCCACACGCATGATCACCGAGCCCGAGGTCATCGCTGCGCGCAACTGCAGCTCACGCCCCCATGTCGGCAGCCAGAAGCTGGCCTGGCGTCCGCGCAGCGACCATAGCCAGCGGCGCAGGGCGTCTCTTGCGGCGGGGCCCCGGGCCTTCAGTGTGATCGCCTCGCCGCGCTCGAACACATCGCGCATCGGTTCAACCATTACGGGCCCGAAGCCGTTGTCGACATACTCGACCGCGCGGCGCAGGCTGGCGCTCAGCGGGCCACGGACAAGGCTTGGGTCTGTCTGGACACGCCGATTCAGATAGGTCGGCAGCGTCGGAGCCGCGAGGTCGGGGGCGCCGCGCAGTAAAAAGCTGGCCGTCACCGTGCCATCGCCCTGCCTGCGCCGCGTGATCTGCACAGCCGAGGGCAGCAGACCTGGGCGGATCGGCATGATTGTGATCCGGCGGGCCGATACCGCCTGATCGGGCAGGTGCAGATCGGGCAGTCCCATATCCAAAGGCGCTGCCAGGATCAGCCTGTCGGCCTCCACGGCTGCGATCTCCACCAACCCGACCGCGCCGCCGTCTACAGCGATCCCGGCCAGCCCTACTGCCCTAAAATCCGAGACTGCCGTGTCCAGAGGGATCTGCGTCATCCCCGCTACCAGATCAGCGGCAGGCTGGAGCGCCATGTGCCACAGCGGCACCCGCCATTCCCCCGCAAAGCTCGCCCGCACCAGTTCCGCCGCGCGCGCCATGCCCAGTGCATCCAGCCGGTGGCGAAACGTGACGATCTCGCGTGGGCGGGGGCGGAGCGCGATGCGCTGTTCGTCGGCGCGCGATGACAGCACGTCGGTGCGCCATTCCAGCACCTCGGTGATTTCCTGCGCTGCCGGGAAGGGCCAGAGCGGTGGCGTATCTCCCACTTCAGGCATTCATGGCACTCCGGTTGCGGCGGATGACATTCAGGATCGCGCGCTCGCCCGAGGGTGTGGCGAGATAGTCGCCGACCACCGAGGGGTCGAGCACGTTGATGATGCGCGTCGACATGTCGGCGGCCGATGACGGGCTGGCTGCACCATTCATCTCCACCCCGAGCCGCCCGTCGCGGCCGCGGCGCAGGGGCAGGATTGCCTCGGGTCCAGCCTCGCCCATCAGCCCGATGCCGCGTGAGAACGGAAACACTGTGGGGCGGTTGACGACGCCGCCGCGCGCGAAGGCGGTCAGTTCCTGGCCACCCGCAAAGACACCACCGCGTGCAAAGCCGAACAGGCTCGCGAGGAACCCACCGCCGCCACCCCCGCCGCCAGAGAAGGCATTGATCAGCGCATTCTCGATCGGCTTGAAGGCCAGATCGATCAGCCGGCCCGCGAGGTTCTGGGCAATGCGCGAAACCGCGCCCGCAAAGATCTCCCAGGTGAATTCGCCAGATTTGAGCGCCTCCTTGATGGGGCCGGTGATGTCCTGCGCCAGACCTTCGGCGATCTCGCGCGAGCGTTCTTGAGCTGCCCGCACCGCCTCTGCCGTGGATTGCCAAGCCGTTTTGGCGGAGTCGGCGGCCTCGCTTAGGGCTCCGCCCGCAGCACGCCCGCTTTCACCCACGCGCGCCGCTGCTTCGCCAGTCGCATCGATTGCATCCTCGAGCCCCTCGGTAGCGACGCGCGCGCCTGTCAGCCCTGCCTCCGCCACCAGCCCGCTTGCAGTGACGGCCTCCCGAAGTGCCGCAACCGACTCGAGGGGAGCCGTCGCGGCACCGACCACACCGGCCATCATCTCGCGCAGGGCATCTGCCTCGGCGCGGGCCTCAGTAGCATATTGGCCCAGCCCGAGATCGGGCAGTGCAATCGGCTCGGACGTGAACGCCGCCTGAAACGCCGCGCGAGCTTGCGCACCTGCCTCGGTCGCGGAGCCTGCGAACGGGTTGTCGACCCGGCCAAGCTCCAGATTGCCGATCAGCGAGATGCGGCGCTCCACACCCAGCGTCTCGAGCCCGGCGTTGATCCCCTCCAGAAACCCGTTGATGCGCTGGCCGACGCCGTTCAGCATCGCCTCGACGCCCGCGATCAGCGCATTCGCGGCCTGGAAGGTGAAATCCCCGATCGTGCCGGGCAGCGCGCCCCAGAGCACCTTGATGGCCTCGAACGCGCCCTGAAACGTGTTCAGCACGGCATTGCCAAAGCCGATCACGGCGACGAGTGAGGCCTGCAGCGCCTCGGCGATGGCGGCCTTGATCCGGGCCCAGCTGGCCATGATCGAAAGCCCCATCGCAACAGCGCCAAGCTGCATGCGCTGCCAGACCTCGCTGGCAAGATCGCCCAGCAGCGACAGCGCGGCGCCAAACCCGCCCGCGCCGCGCACCAATCGAGCGAACCAGTGGATCAGCTCGCCCGCCGCCACGATCAGGCCGATGAACGGCAGGCGCAAGAGCGCGCCGCGCAGGATGACCAGCGCCATGGCGAGGCCCTGCACTGACACGGCGGCTGCGATCTTGGCTGCTACGAACCGCCCGGCCAGCAGTGCGGCGATGCCGGTTGCATAGGCTGTCAGACGACCAAGGTTCTCGAACAGTGTACGGATCGCAATCCCCAGCGGCCCGGTGGTGCGCGCAACAGCAGCCATGGCATTGGCCACGCCCTCCAGCGCAGGGGCTGCGGCGACCGCCAGCTGGTTCGAGAGCCCGCGCCAGATCAGACCTAACCGCGAGATCGCATCATTGGTACGCTCGATCTGCGCCGCGTCCTGATCGGACACCACCACGCCAAAGTCCCGCACGTCCTGCGTCGCCTGGCGCAGCGTCGCCGTGTCGATCCGCGTGAACATCAGCGCGGCCCGGTCCCCGAAAAGCTGCGACGCCACCGCCGCACGCTCGGCATCGGGCACGAACTCGGCCAGCCGGTCCTGAATGAGCGCGATGCGCTGATCGAGCGGCAGCGCCTGCAGCTCGGCAGCGGACAAGCGCAGCCGGTCGAGCGCGTCGACCGCAGGACCGGCTCCAGCTGCGGCCTGGCTCAGCCGCCGGGTCAGCTGCATCGTGGCCTGCTCGATCTGCCCCATCGACACGCCCGCGAGATCGCCCGCGCGCGTCAGCACCTGAATGCTCTCGACCGTCGTGTCGAGCGAAGCCGCAAGCTTGGCCTGCGCGTCGACGGTCTGAAGCCCCGAGCGGATCATAGCTGTGGCCGCCGCCGCAATCGCGGCCGCCGCCGCCACCATCGCCACCCGCGCGCGTCGCGCAAAGGCCGCAAGCCGCGCATTCGCCATTTCCATCTCGCGCGACAACCGGCCAAACCCGCGCGCTCCCGCCTCGCCAACGCCTTCCAGCTCGGCCTTCACTTGCCGCCCGCCAGTCGCGGACAGGCGGACAGAAACGCGTTTCTCGGTCATGAGGGTCCTCCCACCTGCGTCTCCATCTGGTCATTGAGTTTGCGCACCATCACCGCCTCAAGGACGGGGAGGAGTTCGGCGGCAGCGCGGCGGTCCACGCCCAGTGCGTCGGCCATGGCCAGTGCCGCGCTCATATCCCAGCCGAGCACGACGCCGGGCACGGCACGGATCTGGCCGCCGAGGCGCCCGGCCAGATCCCAGACCTGCCAGCCCTCATGCGTGCGCGGCGCGTTCAGGACTTGCGGGCAGCCTTCGCAGCTTTGCGCGCAGGCTGCGCAGTAACCTTCGCCCCCGCCATAGACCCAATCGGCGAGGGCGCGGAGGCGTTTTTTTCCGCGTCCAGCTCCAGCCCCTTGGCGACGTAGCCCATCTGGAACTTCTCAAAGATTGGCCAGATATCGAGCAGTGCAGCGATGCCTTCAGGCGTCACTGCCACTGGTGTGCCGCCGCCGTCGCCGACACCCTCCCAGTCGAGAATGGCGCGTTCGGCGAGGACCTTGCCGAAGATCACGGCGATTTCGTCGTCGCTGGTGCCCTCAGGCAGGGTGCGCACAGCCGGGTCGCTGCGCGCCGCCACCATCAGCGCGGTGGTCAGCGGCTCGACCCGGACGCGCACGCCAAGGCACAGGGCAAGCCAGTAGGGCTCGCGGGCGAGGTTCAGGCGCAGCATGATCAATACTCCTCAATGGCGTTGATGAGGGTCACGGTGCACATCCGGCCCAAGATCGCGTCACGGGCGGCCTGCCAGTCGAAGGTGGCCTGCACGCCTTGGGGTCCAGAGATCTCGATGCGCGGGCGTGGCAGATAGACGGCATGGGCGGTGAGCGTCAGGCTTTCTCCCGAGGGCAGCGCGTAGCCGAAACTCAACGCGCAGGGATCGCCGTTGATCGCCTGATCGACCAGCACCTGATCGGCAAAGCGCACCTCGATCCGGCCGGTAAGTGCAGCGATGGACGGGTCCGCCCCATCAATGCGCCCGTCTGAGCGGATGGTCTCGACCCGGTCTAGGGCGTTGGCATAGGTGATCTCGGCCGAGACGATATTGCCCAAGCTGCTGCCGTTGCGGGTAATCGATCCGTTGAAGTGGCCGAAGCGCTGCAAACCGAGATCGGCCAGCGTGCCCGCAGCGGATGCGGCGGCGATACTCTCGCCCTGCGCCACAAGGCTGGCGGTTGCGGTCAGCAGACCCGAGCGCTGCATTTGCCAAGACAGCGTATCAAGCACGCAGCCCGAGTACATTGCAAAGCGCGGGATCTCCGGCATGCCTGTCTCGATCGAGAGCGACGGCAACGTCCAGCCACCGGAGCGAAACTCGTGGGTCCAGGGGGTTTGCGCCCCGGTGGTGATCGGCTGGCCAAAGGCTGCCTTCAGCCAGAAGCCAAACGCCTCCGCATCGATAGGCACGACCAGATTGCCGTCCGCCGTCACCGCATCCTTGATCGGTGGCAGCGGGTCGCGGCCGTAGCCCAGAAGCTCGCTGTTCAGAAGCGGCTGTTCCGCCCCCAGCGTCGCGCTGGCGAAGGGCATGCGGGTAAAACCGCTGGCGGGCGGGGTGCCATAGGTCGTCTCGAACGCAAGCGCCATCTGCGCCCGCGCTCCTTGAGCTCGTGCCATGTTGTTCTCCTTATTGTCGGGTGGGTCAGGCCAACGGGTCTGACGTTGAATAATGCAGAATGACCGTGATGATCGCGGCCTTCAGGTTGGCCGCGCCCTCGACAGGTAAATCCACCGGCTGTGGTGCTTCCGCCTCGATCCAGTCGCAGCGTCCGCCCAGCGT